TGCTTTATCTCGTCCACCATCTCATCGGTGTTTGACCCATAAATAACGATCTCGTCGATCACTTGGATCGTATCCGCCTCTCTAACGCATACGGCTGCGCTCATAGGGTCAAGGTTAAAGTCCATGCCGATATGTAGCTGATCGTTCATGTAGCCCTTCCGCACGCTCTCCTCTCGGCTGAATGCGTAGTAGATGATGCCGGAGTAGTTAACGAACTTGGCTTGATACTCTTGGCTAAATGTCCTTTCGTCTAGGTCATTCCGCGCTGCCTCGATCTCAGCCTCATCAACATTGCCGCCCTCGATGGTCGTATACTGGAAGGCTTCCCAGCCCTCCTCCTCATCGACGCCTCGCGTCCAGATGTCATAGAAATGGTTGCGCCCCTTTGGTGTTCCAATGAACAGTGCCCGTGTCGGATTATCTCCAGAATGACGATCCGACAGACTAGGCCGTAGCACTTCGTACCACGCTTCTTTCCGCATATCTGCGAACTCGTCCAGAACAACAAAGTCCAACGCCCTCCCTCTGAGGTTGTCAGGCTTCTCTGCCCCTTTGAGGGATATGGTAGAACCATTCTTTAGCGTCAGCGATAGTGCAGTTTCGTTCCTTTTGCTAACGTACCCATCAGGCAAAGCCTCGTTCAGCATGTCCCACGCTATCTCTTTTGCAGCCTTATAGGTCGGCGCTACATACCAGCAGTTCCTGTTCTTGCCTTCTAAGGCAGCACGAAGAAGCTCATGGGTAGACAGAAACGTCTTCCCAAATCGTCTACCAGCGACCACCGCCCTGAACCGTGAGTCACTGAAGAAGATATCATCTTGTGGCCTAGTTAGCTTCACCCGCCCTCTCGATAATGATCGGCGGCAGGTCTTGGGCCTCTGTCTCTGGCTGATCTGCTTGCCCCAACCAGTTCTTTCCAAGCCACACAAGCATGGTCGTATTGCCATCCATCGCAGCCGTATATTGCTTGCGACGCAGGCTCATTCTCCCGTGGCTGGCCTTTTGCCTGAAATACTCCGCAAAACTACAGTCGTATTCACGCTGACATGCTCGGTTTAATGTGTCGTAGCTCACACCCAAGATTGCAGCCTGCTCCTCTCCCGTACAGTGAATAGCGCACATCTTATCTACTTGATCCCAGTCTATTTGTGCCAATGGTCTAGCCATGTCGCGCTCCAACATATTCAAAACTGGCTGTTAACCGAGCCGATGATGCAGATGCTTTCAAATCGCCTGTTTTAGGTTGCGCCAACCTTGACGGCTTACGAGTCATCGCCCATGTGGGATTTTTTTGCAATCCAAGAACGAAAGCGGGCGAACTGGTAACCAAACTCATTCGGTACCCTTTTTGCTTGTACGAATCGGCTATTGCATCCATAAACGCAGCTCCAACACCAATCCCTTGATAATCTGGCTTAACCACAATTCGATGAATCCGCTTCATGTCTTTGACAATGGGGTGTGGGAAATGGATTACCGAACACCAAGCAACTGACCGACCATCAATCTCGCAGATGTATTTGTGAGCCGCATTGTTGTGTGAATGCGTCAAATAGTGATGCTCCATGAACTCGGCCCACTCTCTTTGCTTTGCTTTTCTGATTGTTGCTCTAATTTCGGGTCGCCTAAGACGCCTCCGGCTAAACTGCATATCATCGCAGTTAAACACCCAGTCAGGCTCCAGCCATTCTTCGATGTCATAATGACAGCTAACGGCAACGAACTTACGACCTTGCTTGCGGATAAACTTCTGAATCGCAGAGGATCCCAAACGCGCCACCAATCTATCGACCACAGACGTGAACTCGTCGTAAATGAATGGCTTGTCTGCTTCAAGGATCAACCTTGCAAGCTCTGCTCGCATTTTTTGGCCATTGGACAACACGCCAAACGGCTTCAACCAATCTGGAGGCGACGAAAATCCAACCTTGGACAGCGCTTCTGTTATCTGTTTTGCGGTTAACATTTCACTGAAATCATCAACAAAGCTATCGCCCGACCATTCATACCCGCTAAAAAGCTCATAATCCTGAAACATGCGCTTGGCTATTGTTGTTTTGCCCGTCCCGCTTGCTCCAACAATTAATCCAATGTTCCAGTCAACATCTTCTATCGGAATGCTTACATCAAACGTTTTGGTAACGACGTCCATGTCGCAGTCAAACATCGACTTGATTTTATTGGCTCGAAACGTGCCACTGGTTTCCGATTCGATTACAAACTTTGAACTCGGCACTTATACCCCTCCGAATCCAAACGATTAAAGATTTTTTCCTGCTCCGATTCGTTGCTACATTCAACAACAACGGAAAAAGACTCAGCGTAATCAACCTCTTGAACGACATGCTCTTGTGGCTCATCGAACATCTTGGCAAGTTCTATTTCATCCATCCCTGTCAGCGTTAAATCAATATCCAATTCTGCCAGACGCTCAATCTCTACCGCTAACAGGTCGTAATCCCACCCTCCGTTTTCGGTCAGTTTGTTGTCTGCTATCACATACGCCTTGCGCTGCGCTTCCGTCAGCCCTCCAAGGGTTATCGTGGGCACCAACCCCATACCCAGCTTTTGCGCCGCTGCTAACCTGCCGTGGCCTGCGATGATTCCATTATGCTCATCCAGCAGGATCGGGTTGTTAAACCCAAACTCCTTAATGCTCGCCGCTACCTGCGCAACTTGCTGATCGCTGTGAGTGCGTGGATTGTTTGCGTATGGAATAACGTCCGTTGTGGCTATGTATGCCACCTCTAAATTCTGATTCATTAGTTGTTAAAGCTCGTCTTGGTTCGGTCAGGACTATCGAATCGCTCCACCATCCCCTCAAGAGCGCGGATCTTGGCTTGTGGCGATAGCTGGTGATAGTAAAAAAGTTTTCGGCTTGTCGGGTTGTGCAAGGCTCCAGTATGAACCACGCCATCGGACATCGTATGGACTTGGCCTGCGTAGATCGTGCCATCCTTGTTAAACAGCAGAACCCCCCTCACTTGTCTGCCTTGTGGCTTGCGCCGAAGTAGAAACTGACAACAGCGGAAACAATGCCGCCCAAGTAACCCAAGACCAAATTGACAATAGCCTCGTTCTGTTCCGGCATCAGCGTAACCATGCTCACATAACCACCAAAGAACAAAAACGCCAGCATAGCTAATACTTTGGGCGTCCAATCCCCGCGCCCCATCTCCCGCGCACTGGATCTATCCGCGTTTTCAAGTTCGAAGATATCTACTTCTAACTCTGCAAGACGGGTTTTGTAGGCAAGGTCGGCTTTCTTGATCTCGGCTAGTTGTTCGGGTGAGGCTTCACTGAGCGCCTTCTGAACGGCTTGTGGCTCTGCTGGTACCCCAAGTACCTGTGCCAGTATTTTCCCCGCTCCGGCCCCTACTGGGCCTCCTATGGCACTTCCTATGGTCGGTGCTACTGCGCCCACTAAACCTTTGATAGCGTCCCACTTCATACTTCAGCCCTCACACCCGTGATCTTCAGGGTCATTCGCTCTTCGTGTCCGTTGAATATCTCCATCAGCTTTTGCAGCGTCTTCTTGGAGTTGTAAACAGCAGGCTCTAGCGCATCTGACACAAAGCGATCCCCTACGCCTATACAGCCCTCCACGTCGTGTGGAAAATTTGCTATATGAAGGAGGATAAACGTGCGGTCTGGCACATCCATCACCTGAATCACGTCTTTGAACTTGTTACCGCTGAATGGCTGGCAGGCATAGGTCCCTTCGGGAATACAGGATACGTTTGGCTGGTTATCCTTCCACGGTCTTTCAATCGTGTAGCACGACCAGTCGCCAATACTTAGCTTTCCAAGCGTTCCGCTGTCTAGGTATGCAAAGCGCTTTAATAAACCCATTTGCGATCCTTGTTTCGGTGTTCATTATGTGCTAGGTGGGAATTATACCCGTCTTTTTCTCAATTTGTGTAAAAATATCCTTTTTATTTATAAAACTTTCCTTTAAGATGTATTCATCAACAACGGAGAACGGACATGGAAAACGACATAATCACTATTAACCACCATCACTTTGGTGAAACCACCGTCAAAGTGGTGCGCGAAACTGCAAAGGCGGTTTTGCTAACAGGTAATGCGAGCGAGGCTTGGTTTCCTAAATCAGCAATCGACGGCAAAAACTGCATTGCAGATTGGCTCATGTTAACTCTTGAGCATGATTTTTTGTGGCAAGCGCCATACACGGGGGCCGCGTAAGCGGATCAAGGAGATCATATGAGTATCACGCCGAAATTTTACCGAATCGCAATGGATATGCTTGAGTCTATCCGTAACGACTACAACGACGACGTTTCTTTCTTTGATGCGATGCACGAGGTGGTAGACAATAGTAAATACGCTATTTATCCCTATTACGCTCAGCGCCTTATCGTTGACGAGATGTCTTACTCGCAACAGGCAGAAACTGAATGGGAGTTAGAACAGCTCGGGGAATCTTCCAATACGCTGACCTATAACGAATTCGCGTGTCTAATAGCCTGCCATGCCATCAAAAACGTAATTTGCTCTCGAGCAGATGCAGAGGAGGTTGGAGAATGAAGCTTCGCTACCCACTCGCCCTGCTCTTGATCGTCGGCTTCTTTGCTGCCGGTCAGAACGACTATGAAAACGAAGTGATGGAGGAACAACTGTACATCGAGCGCGTCTGCGATGAAGTCCAAAAGGACTATCTCAATCTACAGCCTTCTTGCTAAGCAGCCAGATATTCTCCCTATCCTGACTCTCTGGCATCTCTGCTGGAGGGTTAGGGTCTGGCTCCTCTTCGTAGAGGTCTGAGACGATGACTGTCACCTGACAGTTGTTGGGTAGATCCTCAATCAGAACTGTCGGCACCAAACCTCTCCTCGATGAACCGTTCTCGTTGAACAAGTGTAGCAAGATCGCGGCAGGCTTCCTCTAAAACTTGTATGTCTTTGGTGACCCCGTATTCCGTAATCAAGTGAACCACCCGCCCACTCAGGTAGTTGAGTTGGTTGGCAATGATGTACTCGGTGGCGTCTATGTCACGCATCATTCGTAATCTACTCGGTGGATCTCGCCGCGCCACTCGTATTCAGCTGGCTTGTGAACCTTCACGAACTCTGGCGTTAGCAAGAAGTTATCACGGACGGTAAGGACAACAAAGCCTGACACCCAATTCTTTGGAGTGTCTTCGGCATAATCAAAGCTCGGCTGATGTGGGTCTGCCATCGTCCCGCATTGCACCCCATAGCGATGCGCGTTGTAATCACTCCAACTCTTACACTCCATTTGGTGTGTATGGCCCGTTATTATGTGAATACCAGATTTCAGGGCATTATTGTATCCAGCGTGGATTCCGCCATTGAATCTATGCTTTATCATTATGGGCTTCTCTGCGCCCTCTACCCATAGGGACATGCAGAACGTCCAGCTAGGAAAATGGTCTTTTAGGATGAACCCCATCACACCTTGGAACATCGCCGCATTCTGCGCCAGTGACATATCAAAGCGCTGGTCGTGGTTGCCCATCGTCCAGAACCGCTCCGCGTTGGGCGCAGCCTTCTCAATCTCTGAAAGCCTTTGCGTCACGGTGTTTAGCTCTTGTTCCACTGTGGGCTTTTCCTCCCACCCCAGTGGAGCGTGGCGGCTGATACTAGCGCCATCCATCAGATCACCATTCAAGACGATGACATCTGGCTGGAGTTGCTTGGCTAACTCAACAAAGGCAAGGTGGGCAGTGGTTACGGTGTTGGCCTCGTAGTGGGCATCTGAACCGATCAAGAACGTTTTGTCTTTCTTGATGGTGAGCGTCTGACGAACTGCCTTCCTCGGCCCGTTAGTCTTGGATATGTGCGCAGGGACGTTGAGAGTCCTGCCCAACATCCCTTCAACCCGCTTGCGCTTGGCAAACACGTTTCTGACCGAGACGTTGTACTTGGCCGCCATATTGGTCGCGCCCAATGCCTCAAACTCTACTGCGAACACCTCTGGATCAGGTAGGATCGGTCTTGCCATAGCCCCCTCTTCTTGAATACGAATTGCAGACATGGGCAAAAACCAATGCCTTCAGCTTTTCATCCGATTCATTCTTTGGTTCAGAGTCCCAGACCTGTTTGGCTGCTGCGTCCATAGCCTTAACCATGTCTTGCGCTACAACCCTTGGGGATCTCATCTGCCACGTTCCCCCAAGCGTCTTTCATGGGCCATAATCTGGTGGCCCCAGTCTTCTATCATTTCACGATAGTCGGCAGCGTAATATTTCACGGGGTCTTTCTTGGTCGCCAGCATGTACTCCACTGCTTCCTTCCCGTACCAGTCTAACATCCAGATCGTGTACTGCGCTTCTGCGCTGCCATGCTTCATACCGAAGCCGTTGCAGCCCTTACATTGGGCGTGCACATTTTGCTCCTCTAGCGCCCATCTACTCGATGAACCCTTCGGGATAAAGTGTCCGCCGTCCATGTTCTTGTAATGGTCTAAGCGGCCACATGAAACGCACTTGCAGTATCCATTGTCGTCAGCCGCGCTGATTCTTGCAA